TCAGCATCCACTTGCAAGTGGCATCAGTCAGCAAATCCCGTAGATTTGTAAAATCAGACCGGTCGAACATAGCCTTGCCATATATTAAATAGCATCCACGCGCTGATACTCTATTATCACCAGTTCAGCGTTTGACAGGGCCGGTGAAGCGGACCAGGAAAACAGCCGTCCGCTTCGCGAAATGCCGATCATGATAGGCTCGCTATTCAGCCAACACTGGACGCTCCATCGGCTATCTGTAGCATCGCCCGGCACATTGACCGTACCTGACAGACCGTTAATAGTCGCCACAAACGCGCTTGACGCGCCATCCCATACGGCATTAACGGGTATGTCCCGCGTAATACCATCTTGATTGCCCAGTAAAATCTCAGTACCAGTGAGCGGCAAATCAGGGGCTTGGAAACTTCCTTGCTGTGGCATATCAGGCTCCGGTAAGGTTTATGATGGTTTGCTCAAGGGCGGCGATTTTGTTCAGGTAATCCGCCAGCGGATTGTCGCCGCGTGATTCGGTCAGCTCCATTCCCATAGACCAGTAACCCGGTATACGGTGCGTTATCTGGAAATCGTTAACCATACGCCAGATGCCGAAGTGAGCATTTATTTGTTGGGCATTGGCGCTTTCAGGGTAGAGGGACGCGGCAAAATCCCCTGTTTTACCGATAGAATTGAGCAACACATGCAGGGTTTGCATGTCCGCTTGATTGAGGGATGGAAACCTTAAAAACATATTTCTGTAACGCACGCCAGGGGTTACAGTAGAAACCCCGGTTTCCCCCCGGAATGTTTCGGCATTATCCACATAAGTCAGCGTAGGCTCCCAAGCGCAATTGAATTTCGGAGACCAACGCAGCCCGGCATAGGTGCGTTCCACTTCGTGATAGCCGCGCCCCTGGTTAGGGTCGATGATCACGAAATTTAAGACATAAACCCCAGTGACAGGCGTATCAAGCCAGCGGTGGCAATAATCACCGTCCTTTGGCATAGGCCCGCTGCTGTAAATTCCGTTCTCGCTCCCTGGATTTAATGCATCAAACATATCAACGTAAAAAACCGCGTCCCCCGTGCATTTGCGCACGTCAAACGCAAAGAAATCAATGGTCTGCGGATTTGCCCACTCATAGGCCAGGGCATGATCCTGCGTATCGGCTGAGCGCCATACCTCGCTGGGATTCGCGGTCAGGGTGTTTGACGGCGGCAGTTCCGGCAACAGCGTAGGGAACGAGTTGACGTTGCTGGCCGTGCCGAGATTTGCGAAACAAAAGGCGATATTCGACTTCATAGTGTTCCTACGTTTGCTTGCGCCAAAGAGTCAGTACGCCGCGCCCGCTGACTGAATTTTTGATACCGGCCACCAGCATAATAGAGTCAGCCAGCCCAAATCGCTGGAGCCACGGTATCTGCACCGTGTCGCCCAACTCAATCAGGCTGATACGCTGGTCTTGGATTGGTAACTCGATAACGTCAATCATGCTTGACCGGAAATCCAGCACGCGCTGACCCAATGCCTGCGCTTCAGTCGAGTTATATATAAGCGTGTCCAGCTCATATCCTTCTGACGTTATGTGCTTGGCCGGGACTGCTGGATTGACCACCGTCACCTGTGAAAACTCCTTGCGGTAGGTGTCTGCCAGGTCGGGCTGTACCTCTGACACGTAGCCGGTAAAATTGCTCTGCGGCGTCCAGTTGGTCCGGTAATTCACCGTAACCTGCTTTAACGGCATCATCTTGTCCACAAACTCATACGCCTGGTGTGGAACATCCCCCGCGTTCAGCACATGATCCGGCGTGTCGCGGAAATCCAGCGACCGCGTATATGGGATGCCATCCCGGCGCACGCCAACTGCGCATCCCAATGATTTGCGGATTTTGGTCAACAGTTCCCGGCATGAAATATCGTCAGTGATGTACATGCCAAGTTCATACGGCAACAGAGCGTCCAAATCGTCCGCGCCGTCCAGCGGTTGACCGGCAGATATAACCCCAGCCGTGGCGAGGCATAGCCAGACGAATTCGCCAGGCGTTCTCAGGTAGTACCCCGTTCCAGTGAGATAACCGGACACATCCAGAGTAATATCACCTACCGGCTGGCTGTGCGGATAGAACAGGCTGTTAGCCAGGTCAACATGATAGTCTGTCAAGGGCTGCCCGTTGTCGCGGGCCGCGTGCAGGGCGAATGACGCGCCCCTGTTGAATCGGTAACAGAGCGGATTCAGACTTGCCAGCACTGGGCGGATATTAAAACAGCGCCCAAAGCAGATAGGGATTATTTCACCCTCGCTGGGGCCTTCCGTGAAGTGATAATTCTCGAACGGCAACCCACCGGCATTATAAAAAGGGGTATCCAACGCCGCGAGCATATCACCCACGGCCAGGCTGTAATGCCCGCCGTCGACAACCCGAATGCCGGTATTGGCTACCCTGCCGGTTGCTATTTGCTCAAAATCACTGAGCGCCCATTCCTCATTCCCCATCAGCCAGGTAAATTCACGCCCATCAAATCCAAGCGCGTTCCAATCGTCCATCATGCCGTTGTTGCGGATACGAATATCGCCCCAAGCTGGATCAGGCTCAGCCCAGGGGTCATCAATCCGCGTCTCGAAATACGGCCAATCCGCAATCAGCGGCATGAACGGCTGATGCGCTGGAGAATCCAGAGGCTTGGAGGTATATTTACCCGTGCTCAGGAATTTCTCACCGGCGCTGGATTGAATGCGCAACAGCAAAAGCGCCTGCTGATTTTGCGCCAGCCAGTTAAGAATAATTTCATCCGGGACAAGCGACTCATAAGGCGTGTTCACCTCAATATTGAAGCTTTGGGTATCCGTGTAGCCGCTGCTGTCAGTCACCAGCAACTCCACGCTGAAAACACCGTTCAAAACAGGCGTTCCGGTTAGCAGCGCAGTACCAGCGTTAATATCAACAACAATCAAAAACAGCCAAGGCGGCGCTGTAACAATCGTGATTTCTCGCCAAGCGCTGTTTATATCGCACGGCGTGGTATCAATATACAGACCGCTGGAATCCAGCAGCAAAAACCCGTTACTATCGCTCAGCAGACATTTCGGCACAGTCGCCACCGCGTACTCATAGGGCGCATTCACAACCCCGGTAAATTTAGGGATGCTGGTGAACGTGGGCATTATCGACCCACCGCGCTACGGGCTGACATGAGACGCGATTGTTCACGCGGCGCATCGCGCATTGCGCGGGCAACCCTCTCATTACTGGCAACCAGCCTACTGTTCTGACCTGCGGCATCCAGGCGCATGGCCGCCATCTCTTCACGCAAATGGCGAAGCTCTTCCACCACGGCCTGAGACTCTGTGCCCTGCTGCGGCTGTTGCGGAATAGGCCCTACCAGCGCCTCCATGCTGTCTGTGACCCGACCAAAAATATCCGTATACTCTGAGCCAGAGCCGTAGAATTCACGCCCAAGCCCAAGATATTGCCGGGCCGCTTGCTCCAGCGCTCGAACGTTCTCATCAGACGTATCAGCCTGAGCCGCGCCCAGGGCTTGCTGATAATTTTCCCCTGCTATTTGCAAACGCTCACTCATGAGCAACGGCGACAACTGCTCATCCAGGCGCAAATCCTCAACCTGTTGCCGCAAAGCTTCAGCGGCATCAAACAAAGATTCTGCGGCATTCGTGGTCGTATCCGCTGCTCTATCCCACACGTTTGTAGAGTCGTTCGAGTACGTGGTATCAGGGTTACCAGAATCCACATTACTGAGCCGCTGCACCGCTGCTGTTGCCGCCCGCATCGCCTCATCCGTAGAGACGCCAAACTGTTCAGCATATGCCTCGACCTGCTCGGCGGTGAGGTTCACCATAAATTCAGCGGCCTGCTCGGCATTGACCCCAATGGAATTAGCGTAATCCACCAGCGTATCCGTCAGCGTGCTACCGCCCAAAAACTCAACATTGAGCTGTTGCTGCCAGCTCTGAACCCCGGCCACAAAATCTGCAAATCCCTGCTCAGCATTCCGCAACGCGCCCACAACCCCATCGGATGAGCGCATTAAATCCTGCTCAGCCACGCCGAAGTCGAGGGCATACTGCTGGATTTCATCAGGGGTCAGCAGGCTCAGGAAGTTTGCCACCTGCCAGGATGTCAGCCCCATTTCATCAGCCAGCGCCAGCAGGCTTTCGCCCAGCGTAGCTTGTCCTAAATGCGCCTCTCTTAAACCAGTCTGCCACTCATCCACAGCAGCGGCCAGTTCAGCAGCGCTGTCATTTGCCGCCTGTTCCATATCGGCCAGCACGGCAACCACATCGCCACCAGCATCCATCATGGTTTCGACCGACACGCCCCACGCATCGGCATAGTATTGGATTCGCTCAGGGCTGAGCAGGCTCAGGAAGTTTGCCAATTGATTTGAGGTCAGTTCAGCCTGGGATGCCATCCCAAGCAGTTGCTCTTGCAGCGTGCTTTCGCCCAGGAAATCAACCCGCAGTTGTTGTTGCCACTCATCCACAGCAGCGGCCAGTTCATCTGCTGCATTATCGGCTTCGTCAGCCGCTCGGTTTAATTGCGCTGTGGCATGACTGGTTGTATCAGCCGCCATCGTCATGGACGGCGCGATGGCATTGAACGACGTACCGACGCTCTGTGTGAAATCGTAGGTAGCCGCGCCGATTTCGTTTAACGCCGTCGTTGTTTCAGCTAAGGCTTCTTGCACACCCTCATCCTGCATCACGGCGGCCATTGTGGTCAGGAATTCACGAACTTGAGCCACGGCCTGACCAACCCTGTCGCCAGCCGCTTGACCACCCGCCCCCATCGCATTGGCGGCGGCATCCCCGCCAGCGGCCATAGCGCCTGCGGCCTGCGCACCACCTTGGGCCAGGCCGGTGGCTGCGGCTGTACCGCCTGTGGCATTGGCATTGGCAGCCGCCACGCCGCCCTGAGCCATTGCATTAGCGCCAGCCGCCCCGCCTTGGGCCAACATTGTTGCGCTATTCGCTCCCGCCTGAACCATTGGGCTGACAATGGCGTTAAACACGGTCTGCGCCACAGCGCCCACCACCGTGTTGACCAGGGTATTCTGTAGCTGCTGAATAACGCCGCTGGCGAACATTTCCCCGGCCTGTTCGCGGCTGGCCGCGTTAGTAATTGCCTGGCTGAGCACGTTTTCCACGTCGTTTGCGCTGATATTATCCGGCAAGTTACGCATGGCAGCGGCAAAGGTTTGTAGCGCATCGCCGCCTGTTTCAGCCGCGTCATAGACCACATCAGCCGCAGGGGCCAGGCTCATCAGCGCGTCAAACGTCCTCACGCCGGATTCGGTGGTGAGGTCAAGCCCTTGCACCAGTCGGGTAAATTCCTCCCGCGTGGCCGGAACTTCCAGCCCCAATTGCTCAAACGTGGATGCCATTGCCTGGGTAGACGCATCCAGTTGTTGCTGGGCCTGCTGTTGCGAGGTGAAAAATTCCTGATAGAAAAAGCCTATTTTTTCCCCCAGGGCCTCAGCGCCGCCGGCGAGTTGCACCAGCGCCTGCGCGGCCAACAACCCCTGGGAGTTCATTTGAAACGCATTCGCCCCCAGCATGGTGAGCACAGGGTTTAGCATACTGACCGCCTGAATGCCGTTAGTGATTTCATCAACCGTCAGGGTGCTGGTCAGCTCATTCAGGTTGCCGCCCATCTGCACAATGTAATCTTCCAATTGCGCAAGGGCCTCGATATTGCCCAGGATATTATTAACCTCATCCTCGGTCAGGCTTTCGGCGTCTACGTCAAGCAGGGGTTGCACCCATTCCGGCAAATCCGTTGCCGCCTGAAGGGCCTGGATAATGGACTGTTTCAGGTCCAGACCAAACGCCGCGACCGCTTCATCCGGGGTCAATGTTCTATCGGTGAAACTCTCAAACACGTTCTGGCCGTTGAACTGCTCACCGAATGTACCGCCGCCGCTCAGTTCGCCACCGGCCCACACCCCGCCACGGCCTTCCCCGGACGATTCAAGGGCTGCGGTGAAATTAACCACCTTATTATCAGAACCCAACAGGCTCAACAGATTGTTGGTGTAAGACGTGGTGCCCTCTATGGATTCCACCACAAAGTTCAGCCCTTGCTCACCGCCAATATCGCCACCAGAAGGGCCTTGTATTTTCTCCACCCCGTCATCGGACATGCGATACGCGCCGCCGCTACGGGTCTCGCCGCCCATTAGAGCGCCGCCTAACATAGTCCCCGCAAGATTGCCTAACACACTGCCTATCATGCCGCCAGCCCCCGGCAACAGCAGATTACCGGCCCACTGACCCAGCATGGAACCCGCAGTTCCCAATGCAGACGCATAATCGCCAGACGCAAGGGAGATAAGAGCGCCAGCGCCGCCAATCACATTCCCCCATCCACCGACTGATTCAGCAAAGCTGTCAGTAGAACCCAAAAAGCTGGAAACGCCTTCTGACATATCCCAGCCGGCATTTTCAAACAGAGTGGACGCTGAACTCAACGCGCCAAATGTGCCGTCACCGGTACCAAAGGCAAGGCCCTTATCAGCCGCCTTTTGTTCTGCCTTGCTCAAATTAGCGCCAATGCCGGCCAGGCTGCCGCCCAGATTTCCCAGGCTTTGTTTAATGTCGCCTGAGCCGCTGAGCACAGCGCCCAGAAAACTTTCAAACGCGCCGAGGGCGGAACTGAAAGCGTCTTCATAGGCGTTTTTCAGTTCCCGCGCAGCCTGATTCATTTCCCGCTGGGCGTCAATCTGATCCATCAGGGCCTCAGCTTGAGCCTGGTACTCAGGGGCAAAACCCCGCAAATGGCGCAAGCGTTCACGCTCGGTTTCATCCGCAATTTGCAGCAGCTCCAGTTCAGCCTGCATGTCCTGGATACGGGATTCACTCTGCTCTGTCAGGCGCTCAGCCTGGCGGCGCTCATCATCCGCAGCCTCGGCGGCTTGGCGGCGGGCCTTGTAAATCGCCACGTGGTCATCCACTTGGTCAGCGGTAAAATCACCCGTTGCCTTCATGGCTTCTGCCAGTTCATAGGCTTCATCGCTCAGGTCTGAATCAGCCTGTATTTGTTCCCGCGTGGTCTGGGTCAAATCCTTAGCCGCCTGGTGCTGCTCGATCGCCGCTTCCGCTTTTTCGCGGGCCGCGAACGCAGAATCTTGCAGCGCCTCTTTTTCCTGCTTCAGCCCGGCCACCTGAGCGTCAATGCCCGCGTTCCAATCCAGAGTTGATTTCAGCGCGTCCCGTTGCCCGGCGATGGCGTCGGATGTCATCCCGGCCACGGCATCACGGGCTGCGGCTGCGCCTTCGGCCACATCGCCAAACGGCCCAGGCAATGCGCTCAGGCTATTGGACATGGACGCGGCGCTATCGAGCATATCGCGGAACGCCCGCAACACGGCGACTCGCAACTCACCCATCAGCAGGCCGATACCGCTGATCCAATTTTCCAACTCTCGGAAGGTTTCGATAGCGAATATTTTGCCGTCAATCCACACCCCGGCAAACCACGCCCCGATGGCGGTAAATTCCGCGCTGGCTATCGCGGACAGGGCTTGTATGGTGCTACCGATGTGCAGAATCTCATTCCAGGCATCCTGGAAAATTTCAATCAAGGTGCGTCCCTGCAACCCCGATTCGATAAACCGCGACATGCTGCTGTCGGCCAGGTCGGTATTTTCCGCAATCAGGCCGAAGTCGGCGGTCAACTGGTTCAGCATGTTGGCAATGTCCAGCCAGCCCTGGGCAATCATTTGCAGCGCTGGGTACAGTTCAGCCGCGTAGCGCCCGGCGATGTCAAGCTCCATGCTCATCTGCTGAAATGACGCGCTGTCGCTGATACCCTGAGCGGACACCGCCAAATCCCGCAAGCGTTGATTAACCCCAGCCAGGGCCGGGGCCAGGGCGGGGCCTATGAGTTCGTCAATGGTAATGGCGCTGATGGTTTGCAGTAACGCGCTGCTGATTTCCAGTTGAGCGGAAAACGAATTGAGACCGGCTTCTGCCTGGGCGTAGGCGGTATTCGTTCCTGTCAACTTGGCGGTCATTTCACCCACCGCGTCCGCGCCGTTGCCCAGGATTTGCGCGGCCACCAGGTTTTCAGCGCCGAAAATCTTAGTGAGCGCCACGTCATTTTCCAGTATCGGCGCGAGGTTTTTCAACGCCTGCTCCAGACCGACAATTTTCGGATTAACGCTACCTGCGCTCACTCCGAATTTCTCAAACTCAGGGCCTTTGGTGAGCAGGGTATTAAGCACGTTCCTGAACGCCGTCCCGGCTTCAGCGCCTTCCAATTGGCGCTCAGCGAGTACCTGCGTCACAGCAGCGAACTGCTCGATAGACACACCAGCGGATGCAGCAACGGTACCGCTGTTTTTCATCACATCCGTCATGTCGGACACCGAGGCCGAACCTAACTGCGCCCCGGCAGCCGCCACATTGGCGAAGCGTTCAGCCTCGCTGGCCGCGTCACTGGCGGCGATAGACCATTGGGAAAGATACGCAGTGACTGCGGTGGCGGCGTCCACGTCAGACAGCGCATCGCCCGTGGCCTTGGCCGCATCGGCCAGGGTGAAACTTGCCTCGGTCACGGCCTGCATGGCGGCTGGCATCTCCAGCAGCACAGGCGCTTTGGAGCCAATAACCCCCATCGCGTCCGCTACGTCTCCCGCGAAACGTCCGAATTCAATGGAGGTATCAACAGCGCTCTGCTTGACCTGGTCGAGGGCCTGACCGGTGAGGTTTGCGGTATTATTCACCGCAGCGTCAAACCGCTGCCAAGAATCCAGCGCGCTGTCGATTGCGATAAAGCCGGCAACAGCAGCGGCAGCAGTTTTTATCATTGAACCGATGGATTCATTCACCGAGTTGACCGTACCGTTCATGCCTTTCAGGCTGTTATCGGCACGGTCTACCCCGTCAACGAGCGCATGCCCGTCGGCAAGCAGGCGCACTCGTATGGTCAAATCATTCGTGGACATGTTATTTGCCGTGCTTGGATTTCATGTACTCGATGATGATCACGTCGTGTACGTTCATGGTATCGCGCATGTAGAAGATTTCCTTCAGCATGAACCCGGTCACGCCGGTGACAACCACGCTGAGCGCCAGCAGAACTGCGCCGACCCCCTTGCCTCTGTTGACCCATGAAATCAGCTCTTTTTCCTGAGACGAAACACGGGCCTCCAGGCGGTCAAACGACTGGAAAACGCGGTCGAACTTCTCGCCGTGGTTGATCACCGCCTGCTGTAACTTCACCTCAGACTCAATCAGCCGCTCCAGCAGGCCGGATATTTTGACCATCTCATTTTCTGTGGTTTTCTGCTGGGTGCGTATTTCAGCAATGTCGTGGCTCATTTCCATCAAAAACTGCGTGGCATTCCCATTCCCCTGAATATCCACTCAAGACCTCCTTTTATTGCCTCCGAACGCGGCAAGAATTCTCTCACGCGCTCGCTCTGGGTTACTGTACGGCGGCGGTGCGCCTTTTTCATTGTAGAAAAAATGCCTCGCATTCACATACGCGGCGCTCATTTCCCGCACAGACAACAGTACAGCGGGCGGGATAGCGAAGGTCAGGCGGGTGAAGTTGACCAGCTCCCCCCAGGTAATCGGATGAATGCCCTGTGAGTCCTGGCCGCAGAGTCCGATGTCGTGAAACACATCAACCTCTGCATAATGGGGGTAAGAATCAGGCAGGCCAGACCTGCCTGGGTAGGCGTGCAGCCAGCCTAATTGACGGGCGTAGATGTCGAGGGCGAGGTATTTCTCCTGCTGAACTTCCCCCAGTCAGACACCGCCGCCAGGATTTGCTTGCTGATATAGCCCAATGCCTGGTTGTGGTAAATGGCGTCAGCCAACTCCTTGCCGCCTAAGTTATTGTACTCAACGCCAACAAATTCCAGCGTGATGTCGGAGAGAAACCGGGCGTTACTGTCAAGCATCGCCTTGTCATCATATTCATCAATGGTTTTGTTCCGCCGCCGCCAGGCGGCTGCGGCGCTGGCGTATTCCTGACTGCCAGGGCCATAGACACGGGCCACCACGCCGGGAAGGCGCTCGCCGTTGGCATCACGAATTTGGATTTCAGCCGTGGGGCTGACTTCAAGCTCAGCTAAGCTGATCATACAATCACCTCATCTTGCCCGTCCGGGTCGGTTTGTCGAGAAAGGCTGGTTTGCAACTTCTGGAAATTGCCGTCAATACCTTGGTAGGTGTACTCCATAACCTTGGCCTGGAAGTACCGTACCTGACCGTCGGGCATTTCCAGCTTGAAGCTGTAGTCGTTCAGAATATCGTTGTACGCGCTGAGCAGAATCGCTTGCCCTGCGTCCGCCGGTTTATAGCCGATCGTCAACTGAGTAGAGCCTGGGTCACGGAACGTCTTTGCCCTTACCGTACCGCCGGTTTCCAGCAGGTTGAACTCATCAGAATCCCATTGTCCGGTCAAGTCACCGATACTACCAATGAGTCCGATTTTGGTCCACGTTAACGCTGCATAGCCCACAGAATCGTAGGTTGCCGGTTGTGCTGCGCTGATGCTCAGCACCGTGCCGATGCTTGTATACATATCCATTAGCTTTTTTCTCCATCATTTGGGATGCCATCCCGAAGGACCGTCCAACCGGCCCGTTCTAAGGTTTCAATGAGTTCTTCAAGTGTTACTTCCACCTTGACCCCATCTGCCTGCGCCCAGGTACTGCTGACCTTGGCGGTAATGCCGACGATTTCCAGCGGTGTAACCGCCCGCCCGCCAGGGCTGCCATCGTCTTTTGCCTCGACAAATCCCGTAAGGATTTGATTCACGTACACAAACGCACGAGAAAAAAGTGCGAAGTTGAGTGTCTTGAGCATATTGTTTAGTCTCCAGGAAATGGATACTGCGGTACCAAACGGACAATCGCCCGCAATTCATTCATATCTTTTGCCCGCCGAATCGCTGACATCAGTAAATCCCGTAGTATCCGTTCATGTCAGCCTCTATCGCGCTCCGGTCAGCGGATTTGTCGCTGTTATAAAAAACCAGCTCTTGCAGGTATCCACTCAGGGTGCCGATTTGCATGAAATTGGTCGACATGGCGAGACTCGGCGCACGGGTATGCGTATTGGCAAACCCCGCGTTCACATTGTCCACATAGCCCGTCACCCGGTCAGCGGCCACCGCCGCGCCCGCATCAATAAACACGCTCACAATGTGGCTGACATTGGGCGTGATGACGTTGTTGGGTCGGTTGTCGATGGAGGGCTGCGAAGTGATGCCATTGGTGACGCCTACGCTCAGCGTGTCGTTGAAGCCGTAGACTGAGCGGTCCTCATAGCCCAGAGAGGCCCCGATATTGTAGGAGGCCCCGCCGTTGTTCATGATCAGGCTGTAGCCCGCGTTAGGATTCGACACCAGACCCGGACTCACCACCATAAACACGCTGCTTGATGTACCGTTGTGCAGGTAGGTGAAATCCCCTCTGCTATTGGGCACAAAAATATAATCCCCGTCAAATTTGAGCGCCGGCTTGCCGTTATCAGCGGTCAGAACCACGCTGCCGTCGTAAATCATGGGCTGCAACGAGGTATTGGTCTGGCTCATGTCGAGTCCATACCCGGTCTGATCGTACCAGACCGAGAGATAACCTGCGGACGCCCCGCAAAACGCGGACAGGCTGACGGTGTCCAGCGCCCCACCGCTGAAGCCCACATCCTGCTCGGCATTGTCAGACGCCCGGCGCACGCGCAAGCAATAGCCCGAAATCTGCGAATACAATTGCCGCACGGAATAGACGGTTTTGGCCGTGCGCTGTCGGGTGGCGTAGTTGTGCGAAATCATCCTACGTCAAAGCCCGCTAATTTTACGGTGAGGGTCCCGTCCCCCCACACAATCACATGCAAATCCGTGCGCGCCCCGGCCCCGCTGGCCAGCACGGGCGCGGCCTTGTCGGAATAGGCCGGTGTTTTGGCGACCCCGCCGATGTGCCATGCGCTGATGCTGCGCGTACCTACGCCGTCCTGCGTCAATGCCAGCAGGACGTGATATACCCGTCCGCTGGCGGGCGGGTGGGTGAAATTAATCGTCAGGTTCCCGCTCATCGTCACCCGGAACGAACGGGCCACCGCCAAATCCAGCGTCACGCTTGAATCGGTGAAACTCTGGTAGGCATCCACCGGCACGGAATCAGCCAGGTATTTCATGCGCCTAACCCATGATCACGATGTGGCCTGTGATGGCGGTGTTGCTGGCCCAGGTCACATCGCCGTTGTCAGCCACAGATACATCCACAATAACCTGATTGTTTGTCGTTCCGTCCTCCTCGTACACCGCCACCTGCAAATGCTTAGTGGCTCCAAGTCCATGCGTAGCAGCGAGAATTGTCTGTCCGGTGCTGTTGGTGACGTCTGCACCATAGCGGCGTACAAAGCTCGCCAGGCCGGCAGGGGTCACTGCGCGGGCGGTGTCGGTCTTGGCTTCGGACTCAGACACAGTAGCCAGCTCCACGTAGCCTGGCACGCTATCAGTGGCCGCGTCGATGTTGGCCTGGAGAATAATCCAGTTCGCGCCGACTGTGGCGTGGTCCCCGGTGGCTGAGCTGTCAACGGTGCAGATAATCGTATCCCCGACTTCCACAGCAGGGCCGCTGGCCCCTCCAATTTTTCCGGCCACGGTGATTTTGTACAAATCGCCTGCGTCAGCAGCCGGATAATTCGGGGTTGTGCTCGCGTCAATGCCACCCTTGAACAGCAGCGGGTCGGTCAGGGAAGAGGTATTGCTGTCAACATAGGACTTAATCGCCGCTGCATCCGCGAACTGGGTGGACAGCGCGCTTGTGACCAGGTCATGGGTTACGACGCTGGCCGCGAAGTCGGCCACCTCCAGATTGCTGATGCTGTTGCCGCTGCCATTGGCGTCAAAAACTTTATTCAGTAGGGTGTCACCTGTTTCCGGCGACACAATTTCGCGTACCACACCGCCATCATAATACTTTAGTCGATTGGACGTTGTGTTGTACCACATCTGCCCGGAAACCGGAGATACGGGGTCAGTCGCAACAGGGTCAATCTTCGCGCTTCTCAGCGCGTTCTGACTCAATAATACATCTGTACGGAAATTCATCCATCATTCCTCTTTAATTGCCATCAACAAATTCACACACTCAAAACCCAGCGCCACCTGGCGCGAAGTTTCGGTCAAGCGTTCCCGCCAGCGTAGCGGGCGCAGTTCACCGCTTAAGCCGACATCCCCTGGGATAGCATCCGAAGGAAACGAAAATGTAAGCAACTCGTCGGCGCAGGATGAAATTAAACTTAACGGGGAAATATAAACACTGCGGTCGCAATACAGCAGAACAGAGATTTCCCCGTTCAATTCCGCCTGCAACCGCCAGCCGTTTCTAACCCCGTTGGCGGGCTTAAGTCGTAGCTCGTCCACCACCACCAGCGCCTTTTCGCCGCCCCAGGTATCCCCCGCGAACTCCGGGATGGCATCCCGAATGCGGGTTTCAATTAAATCCTGGATATACGGCGTCATATTGCCACCCACTGAATACCCGGCACGCCGCCTGTTTCCGGTTCATCAGGCGCGACAGAGGCGACAATCACCACCACCAGTTCCCGGTAGCGTTCATTCAGGCTGTCCACCAATGCCGCATTTTCACGCGCATCCATAAACCGAGCATCCAAGTGCGCGGCCAGGCGCTCGGCTCTGCTTGCGCCTTGCAGGGTGAACAGGTGCAGGAACGGCACAGCCAGCGCGTAAGCCTTGTACCCAAGCGCTTCGTTCCAGATGGGCACCATACCGGCATCAATCCCGCCTGCTGTTGCGCTGGTGTCGCGTTCCAAGTCACGCTCAGCCGCAGTCAGCTTTTCCGAGAGGAACGGGTCAGGCACCTCAGCAGGGAGATTGAACAGGGTTTTCAGTTCAGCCGGCAGCATGTTGCGTCAGTCCTTACGGAACATAGCCGACAGCCGCGTATACACACGCTTGCTTAACCGAGATTTCATAATCGACCGACATGTCGTAGGTGAACTCGAAAGCTCGGCGTCTGGCGTGGAACGCACCGGTGCGAGTGATGGTGGTGTGCATTCCAAACACCAGGTTTTTCAGCGGGGTGTACAACACTTTGCCGTCTGGCATGTAGCGGTTTGGAATCACAGGCGTTGCCAGGAAGCCTTGCCCGTTGCTGTTGGCGATAATCGCCGCGCCGGTGACGTGCTTGCCCAGCTCGATGTTGTAGGCATCGGCGTCATTCGGCGACATGATAAACACCGACTCGGGGCGGAAGCGCACGTCACTCGCGGCGCGAATCGCGGCAAGGGTATCAATCCAGCCGACAGTCGCCGGGTCGATGGCGAGCTTGGGCGTGTTGGCGCTGTCCAGCGCGATTTGCAACCAGCCTTTGTTCAGCGCAAGGAATGCGCTTGCAGCGTAATCATCCGCTGTACCGTTAGTCCCCAGGTCAAGCAAGTCGTTCTGAAATACGGTGTTAAACATGCCGTTGACGGTTTGCAGGAATTGCGGATTGTCCGAATTGTCTTGCAGCGTGGACAGCTTCAGCGTCGGGAACAACTGCACCGGCAACGCAGTCAGCGTACAGCCGAATTCACTGACGTCAGGCATTTGCCCGCTGGTAGGCTCGCTGCCTTCCGCCACGCGCACCAATTGCCGCGCCAGCACGTCATAGACATCCACGTCTTTCTTCAGTTTGCCCATGCGCTCGGTGGTGACTTTCGACAAGAACGCATCTTCTCGCACCATGCTGATAATCGCATTCGCCGCCAGCGGGCGCAGCGTGCCACCCACCCGCACATCTTCCGGCGAGACCAGACCCTTGGCGACCGCGTACAACTGCGCGCCCACAACTTGCTGCTGCAACCAGGCCGCGCCCTTGTTCTTGACGCCGGTTTCCACCGCCTTCAAAAATTGAATTTCATTGCTCACAGGAAGCCCTCCGGGATGTCATCCGAAACACTACCGCCGCCGCTTTCGGAGCGGCCCTTGCGCAAGACGGACAATTCCATCTCATCCAAGCGCTTTTCAATTTTCGCTAAAAACGCCTGTAACGACTTTTGCAGCGCTTTTTCATCGCCGCCGCCACCATCGCTCGCGTTTTCGTTTTCGCCGTCTTCTACGGCTTCCTGCGCGCCTTCTTGCGCCTTTTCCAAACGACTCAAGCGCTCACCAATCGGCGCTAACGCCTCGTCCAACATTTTCTTAATATCTTCCACAGTATCTTCCTCCGGGAACCCGTCCCGCTCTTCACCACGTCCGAACCCGGCCAGGGACAGCCCGGCGAGTTCCCCTTTCTTCAGTTGCGCCCACACCTCGGCGTTGTCGATTTGGACCCCCACCGCCCACGCGCCTTCAGCTTCCGTCGGAAACAGCGCGTCACCTTTGCGCAACAGCCACGATTCCGCCACGTACACATCCGGCAGCGGATTAAAATCATGCTGCTTATCGACTTTGTCCATGCGCTTGTGCAGCATGAATTCATCCGCCGCCTTGCGAATCGTCGCGGCATTGGCGAAATCGCCCTGCGCGTCCACTTCGCCGGGGCCGTACACGATGCCGTAGGCGCGTTGCATTTCTTCGTCAAGCTTCATTACACTATGGGATGCCATCCCGGTATCGACGGCTTTCAATACCAGCGCTTTTCTATTCGCCGGTTTATCCACCAGGCTGATGTACTCGACGCTTAACTCAATCAGTTCTCTCGGCATGTCTCGCCCTCCTTGGAACCGCACTATAACCCAACCAAATTGCCTTGTGTTGCGCGTCTTTCAAGATATATAAAGCTGATTTAATTATGTTTTTCCCCATGCGGTATGATGCGCAAAACACGGGGGATTTATGACACTGACGGATTTTTTTAAACCTAAACGGCCTATCGCTTCGACAAGCTCAGCGAGCGGGGGGGCGGTAATCAAATCGACTTTGCCGGGCGGCTTCTCATTCGCGCAACTGTTCACCGCGCCGGGCGCACATGACAACCTGATCGCGTGGCAGGTAGACCCCGCCGCGCTGTTCAGCCTGTACCAATACAGCGCCGAGCACGGGCGCTCAATCCACATCAAAGCTGAAGGGGCTTTTGGCAGAGGCATTGAGGGGGCTGGCGCGAGCACGCTGGAAGCGCTGATGCCCAATGGTGCTGCGGATTTGTTTGTGTCGTTAGGGGTAGACCTGGAAACCTACGGCAATGCCTTTGCGGAAATTGTCCGCGACGGCAATAAGAAAATACGCGAAATCCGCCACTTGCCCGCCGTCACCATGTACCGCAACGCCGACGAACGCAGTTACACTCAACTCACAACGACGCCCAACGGTGAACAACTGGCGCAATACTTCCCGCCGGATGCCATCCTGCACTTGCGTTATGCCTGTCCGTCCGGCGGCTATTATGCGATGCCCGCGTGGATTCCCGGGGCGGGGATGATTGAACTTGTGTATGCTGCGGTGCGCTTCAATCAGCAGTTTTTCAGCAACAAGAGCCTGCCGGAGTACGCCATCGTCACTAAGGGCAGTCAGCTTTCCGAAGGCCAACTGGACGCCGTTAAGGGCTTTTTCCAGCGGGAATTTCAGGGCTTGGATAATGCTCATAAGACGCTGTACCTGCATTTGACCGACGAAACGGCAGATTTGAAGTTTGAAAAGTTGACCGGCGATTTCAAGGACGGCGATTTTCTCAAGTTGCTGGACGCCGCGCGGGATAGAATCCCGATTGCCCACGGCGTGCCGCCGCGCATGTTGGGTATTGTCACCTCTGGCAGTTTGGGCGGTGGTTCTGAAGTCGCCGGGCAATTGCATGTGTTTGAAGAATATACGCTGAAACCCCGCCGCCGCCGTGTGCGGGATTTATTGCGCCCCTTGCTGGCAGAGTTGGGTATCCCGTGGGATGGAATCCGGTTTGTGGGGACGGATGTCACGCCGCCGGATGTAATGGACTCTCAAGAGACCCAACTGGACAAAGCCTTAGACTTGCTAAAAAGCTTATGACACCTGAATCTATCGTCATTACCGCCGCTATTCTTATCGCCGTTTTTATCTTGGCGCGGCGCGGCCCAAGAGCTTAGACCATGCGTATGCGAAAACAAAAAAAACACTGTACCGCCGAACAAAAACAAACCGCCTGCGAAGAATACCTCGCGGGCGGTGAAGTGGCGGACATTGCGCATAAATACGGCGTGACCGTCAACACGGTTTATAACTGGATCCGCGGCAAGGGGTTTAAGGTTTACAAAGACCAGCGCCATCGCACCGTGCGCAACTTGGAGGATCAAATTGCCAAGCTCAGCCGGGGCAACATGAGCGACGCCAAGGCCATGCGTCTGGCGATGTTGACGCGGACGCTAGAGCGCATCAAGAAAACCGCGCCGGCCAAAACCGCGCCGCGTCCGGTGGTGGCGAATGCCATCAACAAGGATTTGTTTAAGCGCGTACTGTCGCCGGACTTCGGGCTGTATCCGTACCAAGTCGAGTTTTTACAAGACGATGCCCGCTTTCAAGTGGTGCTGAAGTCGCGCCAGATTGGTTTCTCCTACGCGCTGGCATTGCGGGCGCTGCTAGGTTGCGCCGCCGGGCGCAATCAAATCATTATTAGCGCCAGCCAGGAACAATCAGACATCCTTATCGACTACGCGATACAACACGCCGCAAAGCTCGGCTTGGAACTTAACGCCATCACCAAAAGCGAGTTGACGCTAAGCACGAATGTGATCCGCGCCTTACCCGCAAATCAGCGCACCATACAAGGCTTTAACGGGGATGTCATCCTGGACGAGTTCGCTTGGCATCAACGTCCGAAAGCGATATGGCGGGCTGTCATCCCGAGTATTACCGCCGTCGGCGGGCGGGTGACGGTATGCAGTACGCCCTTTATGCCGGGTAATTTGTTCTGGGAAATCGCCGAGAACCACAAAGGCAAATACAACCACTATAGCCGCCGTAAAATCACCATTCACGACGCCGTCGCCCAGGGCATGACCCTGCCCGGCGGTATTGAAGAACTACGGATGCAATTCGACGCCGAATCCTGGGCGATGATGTATGAATGCCAGTGGGCCGAGGACGGTAGCGCCTTGCTTGGCTGGGAGTTGTTGCATGAGCTGGCTACCGGGATGGAATCCCGCATTTATGACGGGCCGGTGTATGTGGGCGTTGACGTGGGCCGTGTCAATGACCGCACGGCGATTGCCGTAGTTGGGATGGCATCCCAAGATAAGTATCAACTGCTGCACCTGGATGAGCACAAGGGCCGCGCCTTTGCCGAGCAGCGCGGATTGTTGGGTGACGTGATGCGCCGTTATCAAGTGCGCCGCCTGCAAATAGACCGCACCGGGCTGGGGCGGCAACTGGCAGAAGAAATCGTATCAGACTTTCCGCAACAGGCGCGGGGGGTTGATTTCAGTTGGCAGCGCAAGGAGAAGCTTGCGTTGAATATGTTGAAGCTGGCTGAAGATAAGCGCCTGATATTGCCGAATAACCCGGCAATCTTGGCGCAACTCCACGCCGTCAAGCGTAAAGCCACGCAAGGCGGGCGGATTACTTACGACGCGGCGCGGGATGAACAAGGCCACGCCGACGCCTTTTGGGCGCTGGCGCTAGCGCTGGAAGGACTCGCCAAAGGCGAGGATGCGGGAAATATTATCGTGAGGTTGTTATGATTGACACCAGCCGGATACTCCACAAAATAGCCCTCAAACTCATTGAGGTGACAACCCGCCAGGGAAATATCCCGTTCGACCGTGGCGACTTGCGCAAGAGCATTAACGAAACCGGCGTACAGCAGGAAGGCAAGGACGTGGTGGTGGTCGGCACCAACCTGGAATATGCCCGCGCCGTCCACGACGGACGCCCGGCCCTGACCATCCGCCCCAAGCCCGGAAAAAAGGTTTTAGCCTGGTGGAAGAACCGGCAAAAGGGCGACGCCTACAAGCCTTTCCCCACCGGCAAAGCGTTTTCAGACGCGGTAGACGCTGGCGAAATCGGCATTGCACGGGAAGTCCACCAGCCCGCCCGCCCCGCCGACCCGTACTTTGCACGGGCGATTGACACCCTGCGGGCAGAAGGCTTTGATTTTCTGGCAGATGAATTGACCGCCGAGGTGATTGAGGAATTGCGTAAAAGTATCAAGTAGGTGGGATGCCATCCCAAGCAAAAAGCCCGCATCGCGCGGGCTTTTTTATTACAGCTTTTCCGGCCACCACCACCAATGACTTTCAGGGTAATCCTTGGGGTTATCTCTGCGAATGCCTACCACCATCTGCATCACGTCATCGTCTTTCAATATCGCGTCGCTGGCAAGGACTTTGCGCAACCTTGCGGCGTCCGCTTCGGTGATGGCGTCGGCGTAGTCTGACAGGTTCATCAAGCCGGAAATCGGCACACTTGGCGAAGGCCAGCCGGGCGGCTTTGCGCCTTCCTCCAAAATGCCAATCCAGCTTAAAACATGATCATGGTCTGATACTTCTCTAAATTTTCGCGCAGGCATTTTTCTATCGCCCCCTCTTTGACGTGTCCATAACAGCCGCGTAGTTGCAGATTCATGTCCACCACGGCATAGCCTTTTTCTTTGGTTGACAAAAACGAGTATTGCAAGCCGCCTTTGTAATCACGCACCGATACATGGTCGGCGCTGGCGACTGTTTTTCTGGCTTGCTCAAGGTATTCCGCCGCGTCGGTAATCCCATAATCTTGCTCAGCATGTTTAAGTATAGCCTTGCGCAAGTCGTTGCGAAAATCTTTTTCATTGAATTGCAGCGTCTTGGCATTGGCGCGTATGTCCCGCGCGTTGGCGGCGTGTTCCTGGGCGCTCAGCGCGTCCACCTTGCGCCGTTGCGCTGGGCTCATGCCGTCGCCGTGCTGCACTGTTGGGATGGCATCCCGTGACGGTTTGAAGTACGCCACGGTAATTGTCCGACATCTGAAGTGATACGGCGGCATCGCCGTCCCCCTCGGCAGTTTGTTGGTATTCACGCCGTCCAGGTTAGCGTCCGCGCCGTGCATCGTCCATGCTTCTTTGGCCGCGTATTCGTTACGCTCAGACGTGGCATTCAGGTAATCGTCACGCTGCTGTTTGAGCCTGGACACGGGGATAATCCGATTGTGCAAGCTGCGGCATATCGGCGTGGTGCGCTGGTCGAGATGCGCACGCACCTGCACGTATTCAATACCGCCCGCGTCATACGCGCCGATGCGCCCGATTTCCCGCGTTTTGGTCGCGGTATGATCGGCCATTAAGTCCCAGTACACATAGCCGCGTTCACCCAACCCGGCAAAGTCGGATGCCATCCTGTCCATCAGTTTCTTACGGCTGTAGCCTTGTTCGTAATAGTCCTTGAGTGCATTCCGAAACAGCCCGTCCGTATAGCTGTTCCAACTGTTGCCAATCCAGTAAAGATTGGCGCGTTGGGTGAGTTCAAGAGCGCGTAAGTCTGGCTGCTTGAAGGTTAAATCTACGCCGGTTGGGATGGCATCCCTAACTTCTTTCCAGCCGATTTCATACAGCAGCGCGGAGAATTCCAGCGCCGGGCCTCGCGTTGCGGCTATCATGGCATCCGGCCCCAAGTAACGCTCGACCGCGTACATGAGAATTTCCGCATCGGCTTTGCTGAATTCGCCCGCGCCAAGTTGCGCCAGGCGTTCAAGCGAAGCCGTCAAGGCTTCGCGTACCTGCTTATCCCATGACCGGCTTAGCGCATCTTGAAGCGCCGTGTACGTGCGCTCAAACGCGGCATCGTCTTTTATTACCGCCTGTCTCAGTTTGATTCTTGCAACGGCAGCGGCAACTGCCGCTGTGATTTCGGTTTCCTGCATTTGGGATGCCGTCCCGTGGTTTCTTCTGCTGATATGAGTTTATGCCCGCACGCCTTGCACGAGCGATAACGCAACACCACGGCGCTATAGCGCACGGTGCCGTAAACATTCATCTTGCTTGAACAGTGCGGACAATCCATAATGCTGTTTAACTTTAATTTCGTCTTGGGTGTTATCCGATGCCATTACTGCAAAAATACCGCGCTGTGTTTGCGCAAAGCTCATATTATCACGTATTCAACCGCGCAAACGGCATGGAAAAGCTTTTTTGTGATGATGATGAGTACCTTCTGTTCCTTGATAAGCTTAGCAAACACTTAGATAAAATCAATATTTGCGCATATTGTCTACTGCCTAATCATTTTCACATGCTGATTTTTGTGCCGGATGTCATCCCTGAGCCGGCAACAGAGGTACCGGATATGATGCGCCAGGCGTTTAAGGAATACGCGCAGGCCGTAAACTTTCGCCGGGGCCGCTGCGGTAATTTGATGCGCAAGCCGTTTCGCCGTATCCATGTCAACACGGAAGCGTATGCTTTAAGCGTGATTCATTATATCCATTATAATCCCACGCATCACGGCATCATGGCGGATTGGCGCGAGTGGCGCTGGAGTTCGTGGGCGCAGTTGAGCGGAACGGCTACGGGCATCGCCGATAAAAAAGCCGCCTTGGACATCTTCGGCGGCTTGGATAAGTTATTACAGGTACACGATATGTTGAGTGATTATCGCGCGGTGCGGGAGTTTTTGATTGAGGTTGATTAGACTAATCGCCACCGATACACATCACCATCAAACGGAAGCTTATACCGTCCCGCAAAGAAACTGATAAAATCCGTAACGTTGTCAAACCCGTCACGCTTTGCAAACGCTTCCACCTCGCTTCTATATTTCAAGCGGAGATCATCGACATGCGGCATGAATAAGATTGGTCTCATGTCAATATTCCTTTTATACGCATGTTTCCTCCTTATTAGAAGACGTCCGCATACGGCGTTGCAGGCCGGTGATTAAGTTGCTCATCTGCTTTCTGCTCAGGTTCTTCACATCGTCGGTTTTGACGGTATGGCGCATGAATGCCAGGAAACCCGGATCGTCATCGCCATCGTAACCGTTCTGAGTCAAGAGATACGAGAACATACCCCACTGCTTGGGGCTTGGAGAGTTGGGGTTTGCGACAATCCGAAAACCCATCCGTTTCATCTCGTTTACCGCTTGCTCCAGTTGGGGAATCGTCATGCTAGTTGCGCTGACTTTCCCGTTTGATTCCTTTGCACCGCAGCGTGCGAGCAGCGAGCGGTAGCTGTCCTCATCCATGTCGAGCTGCTTTTTTGCAATCGACAGCAGGCGGTAATAACGCAAATGCGCGTAGTTGCTGTTTCTCATGTGATGTCCTCCAGGGTTCTAGTCCTTTGGGATGGCATCCTGGCATCCCAGTATGGCTCTGGCTTCCGCCAGGGCGTTGTTTATGGTGGCCCTTTCCGCTTCCGTTCTGATTATTACCGGACGCGGCGGGCCTGTTGTTGGAGATGGTGGATTTTCGGCCCGCTGGTGGACCGTTTTGGCTTCCTGACTGAGGGTTAAGAGGTCTATGCCGGTGAACCTGCCTGACCAGCCAGGCACTTGCTCAGCGCAAATTTTCTCCCATTGCCCTTTACTCATCCGAGCGATGGACATAAACGCCTGCCGGCTGAACGCGATAACAAGTCTCAAGTTGTTCTTTTCACCGCGAACGGTCGGGCCTCTGCCTGCTGCTGTAGCTGGGCCAATTGGTTGTCAGCCTGGTTGTCAACCCTTTGCATCGTTTACGCCCTCTGGGATGCCATCCGCGTCAATCCAAGACTGTTCGCCGCTGTGCTCAATGGACATTTCCGTGCTCTTTTGGATGTCATCCCATGTCTGGGATGACATCCGGTTGATGCTACGCGGATGTGCAGCGCAGCGAATGGGTGTGTTTGATTTGCACGTATTGCTTGGCGGTTTGACCTGCTGCGTCGGCATCGTCGTTCATCATGTCCTTTAAGCGGTTCTCCAGCTTAAATGACGTGCTGACATGAACTAAATCGTCAAATCGCTCGCCCAATGCCCGGCGCAATCCGTCCGCGTCGGTCACTTCAATTCGCGCCGTGGTAACTTTCATAACCTGACACTCGCCCGGTAATACCACTTTATCTTGCGGGTCTAACTTGCCGTCGATTTCGTCGCGCACGGCTTTAATATCGCGCTCAACCAGCTTTGCTTGTTCCTGCAATTGGAACAGACGCCGCGCCTGAAAAGCCAAATCTGGCGGGCAGGTTTGCTCGCTGTCGCCGCGTTTCAGTAGCGCGGTTTTCACTTCTTTAGCAAAAAATGCCATCTCACTTACCCTCGCTCAGTTGGGATTTCATCCCGGCTTGTGGTGCGCTGATGCGGCCCATGTCCGCCTCCGCGAAGTCCATGCCCGTCAACAACAGGGCGATAATCATCAAAAGTGATTTCACGTCTACTCTCCTTTTTGAGTTCGCACCGGCACAGTTCGCCGTGTACGATGCCATGTCCCAGATACGGGACGGTGTAAATCGCGCCGCTGTCCCAAGCGACAACGACGCACATCCTGCCATGCACGGGCGGCGCTTGGAAGATATGCCCGTGCATGACGATGGAATGCTTAAATATCGGTTTGATTCGCGGCTTCATAACGCGCTTTCCGTTGTTGAAAACAGTCGATACAGGCTGATTTTTGGCTATAAAAAAAGTCGTTGTCATACGGCCAATACTCTTTACAGATGGGGCACTGCTTTTCCAGGCCGATGTCCGTATGCCGCAGCTTGTCTTTCGCCAGCCAGGATAGCAGTTGCTTTTCTGTAATCTGCGTGGCGAAATCGACATGCTGCTTGTCACGCGGCTTGTAACTGCGTTTAGTCGTCTGCGTGTTCATCGTCTATCGCTCCCGTCAGTTCGACAATCATCCGGTCTTCAAAGCGCTTGCGAATGGTGTCTAATATTTCAATCGCTTGCGCCGAGGTGAACCACGAATCCAGAAACTCGTATATCGCATCTTCGGCCATTTCCGGCGTCGTGGGCGGTTCGTCGGCAGGGTTTTCATCCGCGTCCAAGACGAAGTGCGCCTCGCTGGTGTGTGAACCGTCTACCGGTTCGTAAGCGTCGCAAGTAGAAAGAGGGCTAACTGCCTGTTCCGCTTCATACGAACAAAACAGGGCATTACCTTCACCCCATGGTTTCTCCATTGAATACCTGCATCTACCACAAATATTTGTGCTTGCGGCTACCTGTTGCATATCACCTCTCCTTTAAGCCGCGCCGAGGCGCGGGCTCCGTTAGTAATGTTAGCGGCCTTTGACCATTTCGCTGGCGGCCTTGCGAATCACATCAACGGTCAAAACGGTCAACTTGCCGCCTTCGCCGCCGCTCAGTTTGAGTACCCGCTGACAGGCGCGAGCCAGTTCTTTGGCCTCGCCCCAGTAGCCGTGACTGTGTTTCAGGAATTCCAGCGCAGCGGCTTTGCTGACATCGCCGAACACCGGCTTAATAAAGTACGTCGTTGCCAACGCCATGGCGTTGTCATCCCTGCCTTCGATGGGACGGAACGTCACCACGGACGTACCAACTCGCCGCGCCAGCCGCGCCAAGTACGCACCGCTACGCGGGTCGGCGAATTGGCGTTCCAGAATCTCAGAGCCAAACAGGATAATCGCCGCACCGTATTCATCCGCCAGGGTACGCAGTGAGTTCAACAGGCTGTGTTTCAGTTCGTCAGCCTCATCAATCAGAATCAACCGCCCGTTGGCGCGTTCACCGCACCAGTTCATCAATGCCCCATACGCCACATTACGCGGTGACGGATGCCCCCAGGCTTGCGCCAGCATAATCAGAATCTCGCGCCGGGTGATGCCCTCAAAGGCGCACAGCCGTACTGCATCCGGGTATTTACTCTGCAGGTATTTACTCGCCACGGTTTTGCCGGTTCCAGGCGCGCCACTGACTTTGCCGACCCGCTCGCTGTCTTGTTCGAGCAGGGTTTCTGCCATGATGAGCGCTTCTTTGAGCGCTAGCGTTTCAATCGTTTGGTTTTCCATTGTGGTTTCCTCTTGGTTATCGGAGCCCGCGCCTCGGCGCGGGATGGCATCCTATTTTAT